CGTTATTAATTATTGGCTTTTTAGAGAAAATGAAAAGGTCCCAGACTTTATTGGTGATTTAGGAAAAGTATGGGATTTATTTATACCACTCGTAACACTTTCATTGGGATATTTGTTTGGTCGATCAAAAGTTTTAAAAAAATAAGGTTATGAAGATGAATATGGAAGATGCTAAAAAAGCATTAGAGTTTATAAATAGTAAAACAGGTGGACTTCAATGCCCTATGTGTAAACAACGTATTTTTGATTTGGCTCCAATTGAACTTCAATTATTGGGTTTTGCAAGAGAAGGTACTACACTTTCTATAGATGGTAATGTTAATTATTTGTCTGTAATTTCAGCAACATGTAAAAATTGTGGATATGTAGTTAACTTTAGTCTTAAAGCAATGGGGTTAGCAGAATAATAATCTACCATTTTTTGCTCTTTATATTGTAGGCTTATGGTTTTACAAGAAAATAGTGATTGAAAATTTTTAATTATGGAACTAAAGGATTTTGTTCGGGACACGCTACTTGATATTGTG